GCGCATCGTTAACTGCGCCGGAACTCACAACTATCAGCGGCTCCGTGGATGTCGAGGTGGGCGGGGCGTTGACCGTGCCGAAACTCACAAAAGTAAGCCGCTACGTGATTGTCCGTGAAGGCGCGACGTTGAACGCGCCGAAGTTGAAAATAAAAGTGTAGATTAACGGCGGTGGTAATCATTTGTAAAGATTTACGTGAATAGCCTGCAAAAAATAAAGCTGCCATTGTCGCCTGACACCGTGAAGCTTAATCCACATTTAACCGGAGGGGTTTCGCCGATCATTGAGGAAGGTAAGCGTGTACGGCAATCGAATAAGCCAAATCTGAATAAGTTAGAAACGGAATTTTTACAAGTTTTAAAGACATATTACCCTGGGACAACTATAAACGCCCAAAATAGGCGTTATAAATTAGGAAATGGTATCTGGTACAAGCCCGACTTCACCGCTCTAATTAAATCTTGCGAATTTGCATGGGAGGTTAAAGGGCCTCACGCTTTTCGCGGCGGAATTGAAAACTTGAAAGTTGTTGCCGCTTGCTGGCCCGATGTTGTTTGGATTTTAATATGGAAAGAAAGCGGCAATTGGAAACAACAGAAAATTTTAGCATGAAAACGAGTGAACAAATGAACCCCGAAATTAAAAACTACGCCAAGTTGCGCTCTAGCAGAGCATTCGGAGAAACGAAGATTGGTTTGCGCATTCAGAAAGACGATTTTTTGGAGTGGGTAAAAAGCCTACCCGCCGACGAAAAAGGAATTGTCAAATTTATAATTGCTCCCCGACGCACGCCGAGCGATTCAAACAGCTTCACCATGTTTGAGGATACATGGAAGCCGAGTAAAGAGAATTTTGAACGGATGCGCAAGGATGCACAGATTAATCCAAATCCGGTTAGCAACGAATGTCTATTTTAATTACGATAAAAACTGAAAAACCATGAAAAATGAAAATGAAGTGATAAAAGTCACCGACACCGTGTATGTCGAGGACGGCGCGACGTTGACCGTGCCGGAACTCACAACTATCAGCGGCTCCGTGGATGTCCGTGAAGGCGCGACGTTGAACGCGCCGAAGTTGAAAATAAATTAATTTAACCAATAAAAATATGACAAACACACTACAAAAAACAACAACACAACAAAATCCTGCCACAGTCCGAGATCATCTGGAAAGTAAAGCCTTCCAAGAACAGATTGCTCGGGTGTTACCAAAACACATGACGCCAGAAAGGTTTGTGCGTGTTGCTATAACAACGATGACACGCACGCCAAAGCTATTGGAATGCACGCAAGCTAGTCTCTTTAATTGTCTCCTGTCACTTTCCCAGTTTGGGCTTGAGCCGGATGGGCGCAGGGCTCATTTGATACCGTATAAAAACGCCAAGTCAGGAAAATATGAATGCCAGCTTATAGTGGATTATAAAGGACTCGCCGAATTGGTTTACCGTTCTGGCATCGTCTCAACCCTTCATGCCGACGTTGTGAGGGATGGGGATATTTTTGTCTACAACAAAGGAACACTCACCTCACATGTGCCTTGGTTTTTACGGAGAGATTTGCGCCCAGATCAACCTGGAGAGGTTTACGCCGTGTATGCACTCGTGACGATGAAGGATGGGACAGAAAAAGTTGAAGTGGTATCGCTTGACGACGTTTATTCGATCCGAGACAACTCGCAAGGTTGGCGTGCTTTTAAGGCTGGATTTGCCTCCCAATGCCCTTGGGATCCAAAAAACCCCGTGAGTGAACAAGAGATGATGAAAAAAACGGCTTTTCGCCGCTTGTCAAAGTGGTTGCCGTTGTCCCCTGAGATACGCGATGGAATTGAGGCTGAGGATGAAACCACAATTGATATTCCAACCAAAATCGTCAATGAAAAGCCGCTATTCAGCGGTGTCACCGAAAGTAAATTGATTGAACCAGAAGGCCAGCAGACGGAAGAAGCCGAACCTGGCCAAGAAACACAAACACTCCCAACCAAAGAGGTTAATAAACCCAAAGAAACTACCAATATTAATTTTGTAAAAGGATTACGCGGCCTGTTGGATTTGCATAAAAAAACTGAGGCTGAATTTTTAGACTTCATGCGTGTTACTGCCAGTTGGGATGATTCGCTCGCATCACTCGAAGAAGTGAGCACCGTTGCGCCAGTGAAACTTGAGCACGCTTACAATAATTGGGAAAATATTTTTGCCCGAATGGATGAAATCAAGAAAGGGCTGTTGAAATGAATGCGATAGTTTATGACCAACCAGACGAGGAATACCGTAAAGCAGAGGGATTTAATGCCAGCGGACTTAAAAATTTTATTCGATCCCCTGCGCACTTTAAAGCCAGTTTGGATGAACCCCAAGAGTATACGCCCGCCCTTGTTAAAGGTATCCTATTCCATCACCTTCTATTGACTCCCAATGCGCCATTACGGGTGGCCATCAAGCCTGCTGGTTTAGATGGGCGCAAACCTGAAGGAAAAGCTTGGAAAATGCAACACGAAGGAATGCCAATTTGCGACCAAGAGGACTTGGACTCCTGCCAGCGCATGGTTAACTCCATTCGTAATCATCCCAATGCAGCCGCCGCTTTTGGCATGGGAAAACCTGAAGTTTCCGTTTTTCACGAATATAAATGTCTACTGAGCGGAGATATGATTCAGCTTAAGGGGCGCATGGATTTTGTTAATGACGGAGCCGCAATTGTTGACGCCAAGACTTGCGAGGATGCACGCCCGGCCAGCTTTGCATCGGCGGCGGTTGATTTTGGATATTTTTGGCAGGCTACTATCTACCTTCACTTCCTTTGGAACCCTGTATGTCGTCTGCTCGGTAAGCCGGAGTTGCAAAAGACTGACTTTGTGTTTGTGGCCGTTGAAAAAACGCCACCGTATGCCACAAAGTGTTTCTGTGTCGGTGCAGGTGTGTACAACTTGTACATACCTAAAATTGAAGAAGAACTAATGAATTACAACAAAGCTAAGCTTAGTGGATTCTATCCCGCTTACCCAACCGACGTTGCTATCTTAACACCGCCCGAGTGGGGTGTCCGTCGCGAGGTTAACAACGCAATGAAATTGGAGGCAACCATTGAGAACCCCATCGCTAAATAAATCCCACCGAACGCTCAACGGCGAACCGCCCAACGTTGGCAGAGGTTGGACGGCTTGGCTTAAAGCCAACCGCAATCCAGCGGAAAATTGGAAGGCGAGGAAGGTTTTTTTAAAGAAGAAATCACCTTAACCAGGATATGAACTCCTACCGAATCCAGCTTGGATTTGAGCCTGCTGATTTTATGCGGCAGCAATCGGTAATTAATAAAATGCTAACGCCACGCGTGACGCGCAAAGACCCGCTCATCGCGCGACGCAAATGGCGCGAGCGGAATCAAGCCAAGGGGTTGCGGGCGGATGGCAAGCCGCGCAAGCGTCCGCCCTGCAAATGGCCCTTGCTGGACAAGCAAAATCACGCCGCCTATGTCCGCCTTTGGCGGGCCGAGAAGAAAAAAGCCTTCGCACCCCAAATAGCACACTAGATCGCTGAAATTCTAACCCGCTCCTAAATATGCCAACCCGAATCCTTCGAGAAGGGATAATTTCCAGCGAATCGGTAAACTCGATCTCCGAACGCGCTGAATTATTTTACCGCAAGCTTATGTCTGTGGTGGATGATTACGGGCGGTATTATGCGAACCCAATCTCTCTTTTAGGGGCCTGTTACCCCCTACGCCCGACCGTCTGTGAAGCAGATGTAAAGCAAATGCTAAGCGAATGTATAGCAGCCAAATTACTCGTCATTTATGGGGGGGGGAAATTCCTTCTGTTGTTGAATTTTAAGCAACAGACACGATCTAAGTCTAAATTTCCAGAACCAACTGAGAATGAATTGCTTAGCAAATGCACATCAAATGATAAGCAAATGTGTAGGGTAGTCGGAGTCGAAGACGTAGGCGTAGGCGAAGGCGTAAGGGTTATCATTTCGCTGCGGGAAAAAATGAATAAGCTCTATCGCCGAGACGCAAATGTCCGATGGGAATACGCAGAGGAAAGTCAGCTAGTCGAAATTGCCAAGCGACCAGGTGTAGCTGCTGAAGCGGATCGAATTATTTTGTACCAACGAAAACTGCCGTATGAGGATCGAAAATATTTTCCAAACTCGGTGTACTCGTTGCTGAACAAATGGTCTGAGGTTCTGGACAAGATAAACTTCTGCAAGCCCCAAGTGGCTACGCCTACGCCAGAGCCGAGGCTTACCGGCGCGGTAATAAGCGACGAATTTCGATTAAAAGCCGCTGCTGAACTAGCCAGCCTAAAAAGTCAAATTAACAAAAATGGGCACACCGGATCAACTGATTTTGAAACATAAAAATTTTATTTATGAGTAAAAAAACAACAATAAGCTGGTGCGACTCAACACTTAATTTTTGGGAAGGTTGCACCAAAGTAAGTCCCGGCTGTGCCCAGTGCTACGCTGAGGCGCGGGACAAACGGTTCACAGGCGGAAAGCTTTGGGGTAGAGGCGCATTACGCCGCAAGAGCAAGAGTGCGGTCAAAGATGCTGTTCGATTGAACAGTTTTCCATGGATTTGCGACGAGTGCGGTCAAGAGCACGCGCTCTTAAGTCAAATCTGTTTAACGCCTGGCTGCGAGTGTGAGACAAACCACCGTCGGCGCATCTTTAGTCTGAGCTTGGGTGATTGGTTGGACGATGAAGTGCCAATTGAGTGGTTAGCAGAAATGCTGGATACCATTCGCCAATGCGACCGGGTAGTTTGGATTCTTTGTTCAAAACGCATTGATAAATGGCGGAAGAGATTGGAAGAAGTTCAAAATTATGATTTTGATAATGGCAACAGATTTTTGTGCGGCTGGATACATGATTGGCTGGAATGGACTGTGATACCGAAAAACATTTGCCTGCTCACCAGCACAGAAAATCAAGCGATGGTAAATAATCGCATCCTCGACCTTATTAAAATTCCCGCTAGTTGGCGCGGGCTAAGTCTGGAGCCGTTGCTAGAGTCAATCGACTTGAATCCTGATGTCTATCGGCTACTCGACTGGCTTATCATCGGCGGTGAGAGCGGCCCGCACGCCCGACCCTGCAACGTTGACTGGATTAGGTCATTAGTCGATCAAGGAGCCAAACTTGGTGTTGCAACCTTTGTTAAGCAGCTTGGGACAAAGCCGCTAAATTATTCATCCCCCATCCCCCTCCTGCCTCAGAAGGACAAAAAAGGCGGAGACTTCGACAAATTTCCAGACGAACTCAAGGTTAGGCAATACCCGATTGGGTTATGAAATCCAATTCTAAAAATATCGGTATTAAAAAACTATGAAAACAAATGAAAGGAACAAAAGTATGAGCAAGGACATTTTAGTTATTTATCATAAGGCAGATTTTGATGGGATTTTCTGCCGGGAGATTGCTTGGCGCAGGTTCGGGGTTGTCGCAGAATATATCGGCTGGGATTATGGGGATGCAGTGCCCGTTATCCAACCATCGGCGCGGTTGTACATGTTGGACATTTCGGTGGAAGGGCTGATGGATCATCCAAATTTGGTTTGGATAGATCATCATAATTCAGCCATGGAAAAGTTTGACCCGAGGATTGCGGGGCTGAGGATTGATGGGGTGGCAGCATGTCGGTTGGCGTGGCAGTTCTTCTTTGCGGAAGAATATTTTAAACCCGGTTTCAACCAGCGATGGCCGACGAAACAGGATTTCGTTGATCGGAACGTGAAGGAGCCGCAGGCGGTGAGGCTGGCCGGCGAGTACGACGTTTGGGACAAGCGTGACCCAGACGCGGAGGTTTTTCAGTTTGGGCTACGGTCAACCGAACTTACGAAATCGCAATGGGAATGGTTGTTCATTGGGGATACAGGGCCAAATGGCGCTGTACCGCACCGACATAATAGCCTGGTCATAGAATTGTTGTATGATGGTAAAAGGCTTCAAAAGTATCAGCGGGCGCAGGACGCGGAAATCGTGAAGGAACGGAGCTTTACCGTGACGTTTGATGGGTTGACGTTCCTGGCGTTGAACACGGCGCGGTGCAATTCGTTGACGTTCACAGTGGCGATTAAACCGGAGCATGATGCGCTGCTGGGGTACTGGTTTAATGGGACGAGGTGGAAAGTGTCGCTGTATCACGCGCCAGGGAAGGAGCAGCATGACCTCAGCTCGATAGCCAAGCGGTGCGGTGGCGGTGGACATCGCGGTGCGTGCGGTTTTATAGCGCAGCACCTTTTGATAGTGGAAGGAAAAATGTATTGTTTGGACGATTTGGGTAACCCTCTTCCAGTTTATACGGCCAGATGGAAGCCGAATTGGCCTGCTAACTTGCCATTCTGTGGAAAGGTGGAAAGGCAAGACCGCTAATCACTTCAACTTCATCACCAAGCTTAACTCTTTCTGTTTGGCTTCTTGGGCATTTTTAAACTCCTGTTTTCCGCCATCATCCAACGTGCTAAAAAATTTAGCATCGGCGGCTTTTGAGCCTGTCCACGGACGATTAAGGCTTTCTTTGAAATGCTTGTGAATTTTGGCTGCCGAAGTTGTTTGTTTCAGCTTATTGAATTGAGCTTGAGCGGCTTCTTGATCGCCATCCCTCAAAGCAAGCTTTAAAGCAGCGTATTTATCCTCGTCGGCATTGTAAACGATGTCTACCGGTGATTTGATGCCGTTTTTAGCTTTCCAATCCTGAGCTTTCTGAGCAATCGTTTGCTGCGTGTCATAGCGTTGTTCCTGAACACCGAGGGAGTTAACGAAGTATTCCCACCACTTTTGACCTAAACGCGATTTAAGGCTGATGGGGACAGGCATGGAAACCAAGTCTTTAGTCTGCTCAACGATGTCACGTTTTAGCCCTCTATCATCGCGGCCTGTCATAGCTTCCAAGCCGGTGCGTGATAGTGGGGAAATGCGGTTAAACGTAAAGGAGCGCGGATCAGAGACAAGGTGGAGCACGTCACCAGGGATAGTCCTCACTCCGTAAGCGTGATTTCCAATCACTATTTTAAAAGCATTTTTTAACTCCCAATGCGCGTCTTTATTCATAACCTGATTAGCAATGCGGGCGGTAATATACTGCGTGGCGGCAAGCGCCCCTAACGCCATCATCTGTTCACGGCCAAACGGTTTTAAGGCACCGCCAACGAAACGAGCGCGAGCCTCCAGAAAGTCAGGAGCAAGCAAGAACGTTCGTAGTGCATCTTGCAAGGTTGGATTACGCCCCCAATAACGGTAAGGCAGTTCACCAAATGCAGCGTTAGCTTGGCTGGCGGTCATTTCCTGTAACTTGTCAGGATTCATATTGGGATACCTTGCTCGGTTTCGTTCAAGGGCTAGGCGAGCCATTTGTAGCTTAAGCCGGGGGATATAATCCTGAAACAACCATTCGTTATAGGCGTGAAGTTTAGTGCCGACGTAAGGAAGTTTTGTTGCCAGACCGCCACCCGACAACCCTTCGCCAAAATCAGCAGCAGCGCGGTAATCGGCGAGCTGTAACCCGTGCTCAACTAAACCGCGAGTTACAGGGTTTTCAAAGTCAAGTTCTGGCAAGCTGGTCGGGTTAACCTTGTGCGATAATGCGTGAATACCTTCCTGAACTTGATGAAACGCGGATAAGGACATCAGGTTTTGTTTGATGCCAGATTGAACAGTCTTTAAAGCACGGCCCACGGGATGATTGGCAAACCCAGACGTAGAAAGCCGGTTCTTGAGTTTTACGAACGCCTCTGGGTGGACTAGCATGTCGCCTTTGACAAAGATTGGCGTTCCATCAGGAGCCTTGGCTGCCCACGCCCAGCCGCGCATTGCCGGATGGTCAATAGTGCGGTAATCGCCCAATTCTTCCGGTTTAGCATGCGGTTGAATCAACACGGCGGGTTTTTCTTTAGGCCCAATAAGTTTGCCTTCGCTGACAACCTCGACCAACGGCCTGCCATCGGACGCCTTGCCATCGTGCAAGTCTTTAATGAAAGCGCGAGCAGCAAGCGAACGGTTGAAAGATTGATCGTAATGGCTGACTAGATAACCGGCATCTTTCATCGGCTGATAACCAGCCTGTTCACCCTCAAAAAATGAGTCAAATATACGCTTTTTGGCGTATTTGAAATTAGGCGTCAACTTGCCATAAGCAATGTCAGATTGCAGCTTTTTAGTGACCGGATTCTCACGCTTCCAAACTTGGGTTATATAATTATCTAAACCATCCTTAAGAATGCCGGATTGAATACCGCGCTCAAGCTGTTGATCGTAGTAACGACTAATCATTTCCGCAATTTCCTTTTCTCGGGAAGTTAAATTCTGGGCAATCTCGTAACCTTTGCGTAAATCGCCCTTGGACGCGGCTGCGCGGGATTTTAGCGTATCAAGATTACCTTCCGCCTGTATCCAGTTGGTAATAGCTTCGCGGCGAACTTTACTAGGCACCTCGCGCAAGATTTGCTTCGAGAATTGCTGCGCCTCGTGGTCGGATCGCTGAATGGCATAATTCCATTTACCCACCGAACGCTGTTCGTCTCCGTACTCCGGCAATCCAGTGTACTTTTTCCAGACAGCATCAGAAATGGCTTTGACGCTTGCTGCACTACGCGCAACGACATCCTTGACGCTTTGAACCGCGCCTTTGGCCTTTTCAATGGCGTTTATTTGTTCGTTTATAGGAGCTTTCGGATCGTAGGTAGTCGCCAGCCGGTCAGACATTTCACGAATAGGGCGGTAGGTTCCCGGTTCACCTGCCGCTGCCGCGCCTGGCCCGACCGACTCCTGAACTTGATTTTCCCCCGTTTTACCCTTAACGTTACCGATAACCGGGGCGGTTTCATTACCACTCACCCCCGTTTTAGACTCACCTTCGGTAGGTGTCTGGGGACTCCCAGAAGGCTCCTGATTGGCTTGAGGCTGCGCACGTATAGTAGGCGGCGGGACTGACTCCGAAGGTGTTGTTTTTGGTTGAATGACCAATTTATCCAAGGCGGCACCGGCTTTTGTTTCACCAATTGGCACGCCAAAGCCGTTTCCCGAAGCTTTAGGAGGAACTAAAGATGGATTTTTAAAGCCTTTTACTGCACCGTGACCCAGAAGCAGAGCCATAAGCGTATTTCCGGTGACATCTATGCCCGCTGCTGCTTTCTGTCCGGGCGTGAGTGTATTCCATTTATCGGTTATCTCGTTTGCTTTGGTGACGACATGTTTTCCGGCGTCTGCCGCAAACAAACCGGAAATGATTCGGGGGAACACATTTCCTGTGGCAGCGGAAGCAACGCCTAACGGGCTGGCAGCAAAGCTGGGTATAGAGGATAACAGGTTAGCTGCGGTCTTGGCAGAGGCCTTTACTATGCTGTCATCTTTCGTTACCTCGAAGTTTGTCGCCGGAATAGGAGATCGAGAAACGTCCTGCATCAACTGACCTCTAGTCTCCGCATCTGGCAATTGATTTTTTACGTCCGCAATACTAGGCAGTAAAGGTTCTGTCCTTGAGGCTGCTATTCCTGCCGTACCACCCGAGGTGTTTAGCTGTGGTTGAGTGATCTTAGCTTGGCTGGCGAGGTACTGTTGTTCGGGGATGTCACTGAATAGGGCTTTTTGTTGTTTTTGATTGAGATGTCTCTTAATTGCCCCTGCGATGTCATTGTCTGACATCCCGTCAGGAAACTCCACCAATCCCTCACCGACGACATGAATTGTCTGTGGCATAAACTATTCAATTTGACCAGTAGCAGGGTTGTACTTCCGAACTTTTCCAGTCGGCGATACGCCACTCGGCGCTTGGTCGGGTAACGGTATATTCAATGGCGTCGTTGTGTTTGTCAAAGACAGAAAAGCGGGGGTGTTCGTGTCTACCACCCCATTAGCCACATGTGCCGGGTTCAATACCTGGCGAATTTCTTGTCTAGGGGTAAAGCCAACCGGTTTTTGTTGTTTAGCCTTCTGGAAGATCTCGTACGTTTCGGCGTATTTGTTTGGATCAACATGAATAATGCTACCATCCGGCGAAGCGATTGGCACTTTTTCTTTGGGTGGTTCGGGTGAAATGTATAAATCTGCATCGGGCTTTTTAGCTTTCGTTTGATTCAAAACCTGTTGCGCCGAAGCTATGTCAGGGTACGGCCCAATTGCGTTGCCGCTGCCGTCATTAGTGTAAACGTAAAATAGCTTTTCATTCTTGGTTGCTTGCGATTTCTGCGCTGCTTGTGCTGTTTGCGCTTTCTGCGCTTCAATATCGAGTAATTTACGGCGTAACCCTTCGTCTGCCTGTTCATGCGCCGTTTTTTCATCCAAGGATTGATTACGATATTGTGCAACAGCTTGGCTTTGTTGCTGTAATCGTTGTTGCTCCTGCTCAAACCGTTGCTTTTGCAATTTCAACATGCGGTTGCGGTTAATGGTATCATTGAGATTTCCAAAACTCCGGTCGAGTGCTGCCAAGTCGTTAAATGTCATAAATTAACCTCCTGCTAGATTTGCAGCTAAATTACCGGCACCCAGCACAGTAGTTAATCCGGTTGTCCACGGGTTCGGTTGAGATAGTTGTTGGCCGTATTGTGTCAAACCAGCTTGAGCACCTTGGGTAGCGGCGTTAAGATTTGATTCTGGTAGCGGTGTTCCACTGACATTCGGAGTAGGGCCAGCCTGCGCGCCGGATAGCTGTGCAAACTGGCTCTGGGGCGTTTTACCAGAAATGAAGCTGGAAAGGTTGGATAAATCTTGCTGTTGTTTGCGAAATTCGATGTCGGCGGGAGTATTTCCAGATGCTAGCCATTGTCCACCTGTAGCAGAATTATTCAAAGCTCTTTGCTCACCAGCAAATCCTGTCGTTAAAGCCCGTTCAAAATCGGGTGTACCTGTGGTTCCGGTCAACCCACCTGTTTGCGACACTTCTTTGTTAAGCATTGCTTGTTCTTCCGGGGTTAACCCACTACCGGCTGAAACCTGTTCGCCAACTTGGCGCTGCATTTCATTAGCGACGGGTGAATTTGGGTTGCTGTTAAGTTGTTGTTCGAGTTGGTTGTACAAATCCGATCTGGCTTGAACGCCCTGGGGATTTGCCTGTTGTTGCTGCTGTAACGCCTGCGCGATAAACTGAGGATCGTATTTATTCGCATTAGCCAGTTGACCTTGAACTTGTTGCGTCAAAAGCTGTTTCTGAATGTCGGCAGTGGAATTTCCTTGAAAATCGGCTAGGGCTTGATTGGCGGGCACAATGTTGCCGTTGCCATCTTTATAGATAGTTCCACCACCTTGCGGGATATTTTTAAGCTGGTTTTGTAGCCGTGTAATTTCATTGACGTAAGACTGTGAATCCTTTGCACTGGATTTTTGTTGTTGATTTTGTAATTTGTCAATCTGATCCTGAATAGCCTGCCGTTGGTTGTCACTCGCGGTTTCTTGCGTATACCCCGGCAAAAGCTGGGTTCCACCAAGTTCGGCTTCTTTTTGTAATCCAAGAATCTCAGGTAATAGAGCCGCCTGCGTGTTCGCCATCTGCTGACTATCCGCCGTAAGGTTTGGTTGCGATGGAGAAAAGGCACCTGCTGCGCTTGCCGCGCCTAAACCGATGCCTACCGCACTGACTGCGACCCCGATAAAGCTCATTTTTTTTCCTTTAACATATTAATAATTTCGGATTCTATTTCAACATCCATTTGATCTTCAGATGGTGTGTAAATAATATCCTTTTCAATCTCAGCCACATCCGTTTTGTTGCCAACGTAATGAACGGTTGTCCAATCCACATCCGTATGGTGCATGATGATTCTTCGCGCTCCCGCATTCGTGAATCCCCAAAAAGGAGCTTCAATATGCTTGATTCCCATTCTTTCAACCCACACAGAAACCTGGCCTTTGGAAATAAAAAATGGAAAATCGGCCTTGAATATCTTGGAGATTACCACCGTGCCAGCCGGAACGTGAACCGTCCGAAGGTAAAATCCGTCCTTAAAACTATGATCGAGTGGGCATTCAATCTGCTTTTTTTTGGCCCAATCGCGTTGCAATTCATCCACGGCTTTTTGCGCGGGCGTTTCCATGGCTTTACGGGCAAAGTCTTCACCGGTTAATGTTTGTAATTGGTTCATGCTAAATTTGTGTTGGTGCTTGAAGTATTATAATCACCTGTCGGCAAAGAGCCAGAACCAGTTGTGCCCGCCGATCCAACGCCATTAAACTCATTCAAAACTGCTGAACTGGTTGCCGGACTTGTGGTCGTGCTTGAATACGGGCTGCTAAACGCATTGTACAAATTATTACCTGTCGATATACCCTGAGACGCCAGATTTAGACCAGCTAAATAAGGATTGGCTACTTGTTGATTCAGTCCGAAAAGTGTATTCGCTTCACTCAATCCTTGTTGAGCCGCCGAACTTTCGTTGATCGTCGGAGTTTGATAACCGGTGTTTGGGGTCGGCACAGCCCCACCTTGCGCACCTGATAATTCAGAAAACTGCGCAGTCGGCGTCTGCCCGTTAATAAACGCTCCTAAATCAGCCAAGTTCTGTTGAATCGTCCTGAACTGAATATCCGAAGGTGTCACACCCTCCGAAAGATATTTTGTTGCCGCACTCTGCGCCTGCTGGTTCTGAACGTCGGTAGCTCCCACCACAGCATTAGCTTCGGCCTGTGCGGGCGCATTACCAAGATAAACTCCCGAGCCAACGTTTTGACCGCGAGCCGAGTTCTGAACCTGGTTTAATTGATCTGGCGTCAACGATTGGCTTTGCTGCAAAACGTTGTTAATTGCGCCTTGGGTGGACTCGCTCAACGGTTGGTTCGGCGGGTTCTGGTTAATGTCGTTTTGAATCTGGCCAAACAATTGACCATAGGCCGCATAACCATTCGGGTCAGCCTGCTTTAAATCAGCCAACCTTTGCGCAATCTCTTGACCGCTGTAGCCCTGCTGAATATCCAACAATACCTGGGCCATTTGGTCGGAAACTTGAGCCTGTACCTGTTGATTGCCTAAACCGGTGAAATCGTAGGTTGTCGGCGTGTTTGTTCCTGGAGCGGGAAGAGTTGCCGAACCGCCCGTCTGTGACAACGCATTAATTAAGTATTCAAATGGGTAGTTTTGAACAGATTGATTAATACCTGCTACGGCTGCCTGATTGGGGTCAGGAACACTACCGCCATTGTAACACCGCAACAAAACAAAATCATACCCCGGCAATATTTGCCTGCGCGGTTCACACCCTTCGTTTTGAAATAGTTTCATAGCGTAAATCGGTGCAACACTTTCATACTGATTTTAACCAGTTTTCCGCGCCTCAGTGTGTAAACCGGAGTCGTTAATAGTATAGGCCATTCCGCTAATGACGCATTGATTATTTGTGAAACAAAATGTCGGCTTCCAATGACATCACCCACAAATAAAGCATCGCCTTTCCTGACGGTATTCCACTCAAACTGCGGCCTGTGCTGTTCGGCTTTCATTTCGATATGCTCAATATAATCCATCCAATAAAAAACCACAGCTTTAACGTTATTATTGTCCCATGCCACGGCAATTTTGCCAGTCAATACACAAAAAGCCACAAACCGAAACATTTTATCACGCGTGCTGGCCCAAGCCATGATCTGGCCACGGTTTACCAGACAAAAATCAGTAATCTGATTGATGGTGTTTTGTAGTTTTAACGTGACTTGCATTAGGCGCTAGGGTCTGGGGCAAACTTAATGTAACCACAAACTAAAATCTCGCGCACGTCCATAAAGCCAGAGTTGGCTTGAATCGAAACGTACATTTCAAAACAATATGGCAATTCTAAAAGGCTTTGATAAGCAACCTGCGGCTTGGAGCTGGCGAGCGTAAAAGGCAAAATCACCGGCAACGTGGTTTGACCAACACCCAAATCGGCAGAAGCCGAATCGCTCATTGCTGTGTCAAAGTAATAATACAGATTAACGTTCGCGGTGCCCTGGTTAAACCTCACCTGAGCACTACGCATCTTCTTTTGAAGATCGTAATTTCCAAAAATGAATGAGCGGGTGTCAATCCTTTGAAAAATAGCTACGCCATTGTCCAAATACGTTCCCACCAAATATTGTAAACTGGTGGAATCCTTCCATACCGTAACAGTGCCATCACTGTTGCCGATGATAAGTTGTTGACCAGCTTGACTAAAACCCCCGTTAAAACTGGTTCCCGTTGCAAAGCGGGCTGCTACGGCGCAAGTTGGCGTCCAACCTGACCAAATCATCCACTGCCCCAGACGCCCGTCCCATACCAAAGCATAATTATTCACCGTGGAATTATCCAAGGGCACAAAGAAAATAGCCCAACGGCGATACTTGACCGCCTGAATTATTGACCCGTAAGACCAATTGATTCGATCAATGTAATTTTGAATCGGCTCACTGAGCGGCGCGGTAAGCTGGTATTGACCGGCTGCCGCCTGCATTCGCTGTAAACTTTGAACGCCATCCTGCGACATGAAAAGCAGGTCATTTTGATACAAGCAATAAGCCGCCTTGCCAACGCAACCAATACCTGTGCCAACCTGATCCCCTTGCGGATTAGCCGACAACTGGGCAAACATTGCCGCTATGCCTGACGGTGTGCCGGACGTTGAATAATTCTGCGGATTGATCGTTACCACCCAGACCGAGTTTTGTTTCAAAACCGCAAGTTGATAAACCGGCACCGTTGAAGCCGTGGACTGAATTGCAGCCAGACCAACAATCGGTTCTCCGTCACCATTACCTACTCTAAACGATTGGCTAACTGACCACTGCCCCGATTTTACTGCAAGGTAATTCGAGAAAAAAAGCGTGTCAGGCGGATAGACGACACTATTTTGAATCATCGCATTCCCCGAGGCGACAAACATTCCTGCAATCTGGGAAAGACAATTGACGCCCGCCGGCGCGTTGGTCGCTGAATTGGTCGCGCCACAACTGATAAACGTAGTTCCATTCCAGAATGCCATTGGGTTAACACCATCACTAGCGAGAATCACCGTACCATAGGTTGAATCAACTCCCTGAACCATAACCACCTGTTGAGATGCCAAAAGCGTCTGCGGCCAGCTCGCAATAGCAACTGACCACACTGAACCATTCCAAGTATAGAATTGGCCACCCTGAGCCATAATTAGCTCTTGAAACGGGACACCCTGATTAGTCATGCTGTCGTAGAAGCCAATCCCTTGAACCGGCCCGCTAGGATTAAAAACTGTCGTCGCCAGCAAATCCGCCCCAGGTCTGGTAACCGCCCTGCCATTATCCAGCACAATGAAATTTTGAATTAACTGGCTCTGATTGCGCTTCAAATCTGCGGCGTAATGGAATGAATCCATTCCGTCGGAGAAATTTGGCTGACGATCATAGCTTTTTGGTATCATGGCTCAACCTTCGGCGTATGGATAAGATTTGCTGCCGAACGGCTCGTCGTAATAGTTGCAGCCGCCAAATCCTTGTTCTGGAATAATGCGAGTATTATAAGCCGCCTGAACCACTTCCTCCTTAATCAACAAGCCAAGCCATCCCCCAGGAACGCCTTGGGACATAAACTTAGGCCCAACTGCCTCCATTAATGCCGCTTGCGCATCCGGGCCACCGCCCTGCTCATCGCGCCCCCGGAAATGGTAATAAGCCATGGCAATCAAAATTCCGTCCAAACCGCTAATGCCCGGGATGTCAGTATCAACTAAAAACGGAGGCGTAGTGCGCTTGCCCAACACATCAAGGTTATTGTTCGTCTGATTCGGCGTTACCGGCTTACCAACCAACTGAATGCGCTGACACTTCGGAGCCGCAATATACGAAGAATTTAACGTTAAAATATTATACGAACCAGTTGAAGCAACGATGGTTGGTGTAGGCAGTGAGCCATTTACAGCTGCCCAATTTGTCACTTGGTCTGGCGTGCTGACGAAAGAAGGGCTAGCCATGTAAAGAACGGTATTGGCCGTAATAATCCACTCAGCCCCGAAGGCATACATTAGCGGATAGGTTGACGAAGAACCATTTTCCTGTCCGCTGGTGATCGGGGGGTTTCCAACCAATGAATAGCCTTTGTTGCCAGTCGGAACCCAGACGCCGTTTACGACCGGCGTTCCTGCGCCAGACGCGATTACGCAATTTGCGGGCGGATTAACCACCAAGGAAACCGTTCCCGGCGTGGCTGTCGTGGATGATGGCAACGTCGGGATGATAATGTCATCAATCCTGTCCGTAGTTCCTAATGGAACCACAGTGTTCAGCGTGGCGTAGGAACGGGAAACTGTCACCTCATCAGACTGTAAACTGTCTACGGTTATAATAGAACCGTAATCAACCAATTGACTGTTGCTTAAATACAGAGCAGCTTGCGGCGTGTCAAACTCCCAAACGCACGACGAAAGCAGTTGATACTGCGAAGTGTATTGCGAGCTTAAAAACTGGTTGTAATCGGCGCGGTAATACAGCATTGGCCGCTGCACATTTAGACTGGTGTACCCATAGTTTACACCTAGCACGAGCTGGAAAATGGGAGGCAAGATCACCCGCCCCTTGGAAGGCATATAATTTGCACCTGGAATATAAGGCGTCGCCGGATTTACCGGTATAGTCATTTGAATAATGGAATCTTTCCATAGGAATTGCCTCCACAATTGATCGTGCGTTATCGAAAGGAAAGCGCGTATGGCATTGCCGTCGCGGGTTCCAGCGGAAACATTATTGCCCAACCGCTGCCCAACAATCATTGCAAGTTGTCCTAAATTCATATCATTGCGGACTGATTAGCACATTAACCAGCGGAAAAAGGTCGAGGGAATTGTTTGCGTTAAACGTTTCGATCCGCACAAAATTTGTTGTAATTAGATTATCAGGCGATATGTCCAAGCTACCCGCATGGGTGCCATTGTTCCGAACTGAGCCAGTCACGTAGTAAAATGGTGTCGGTGATGGGCTGCGAAAATAAACATCGTAAACAGACGATCTCACGGAAGTTGCAGAGCTAACCTGAATTGCATCAGCATTAAACCCCGTAAAATTAGTCATCCAAAAAATATTGCCAGGACTCAACGCCGCGCAAACACTGCCAAGGATTGGATTGGTGCGTGCCACTGCTGCCGCATAATTCGTAAACAACTGAAAGCCGGTCATCGGGCTGGAATTGGTGAAAAATGCATAGAGAAGTTGGTTGCTGGTTGTCACCGGTGAAGTGGCAAAGCTTGTAGTCCACCCCTTAAGAGAAACCGCCGTTGGCATTGTCCAGTTAACGGCATCTGCCAAGTTTGTTATAATTCCCGTAGTTGTCCCCATATTAGTAAACGTCTCAGTCACAGGGTTGCCGTTAAATTGAACCCGTCCTTGAGTATAGTTCGGCAACGCGTTTACATTTGTAAAATACTGGTACAACGCGCCAAGCGTCACGATTGTGTTAGTTTGCTGTAACGCCGATTGAACGGGGATAATGTCCGTGTTCGTCAGAGTCGGAGCATTTGTGTTGTACATGAAAATTCCCGTAATAGGAAAATTGGTTTGAAACCCCCACAAATTGGTAAAACCGTAAGTATTCGTTCCGTAAATTGTCCACGGAGCAAAGTCAAATTGCCATGACGATCCCAGTAAAAGGTTTGTTCCTAATGTGGAAGAAATCCCCTGCAAAAAATTTGTAAGCGTGATTTGATGGGGAACTCCATTCGTACCCCACATTAAAAGCTCTGGTTGATTATTAGTACTGTACGGCACAAAAACACCGTAAGGCGGTAAAGAAAAAACATTCGATCCTGAACTATTGGTTAAAGCATACGGAAAAGCGGCAACGTTTGCATTACTTGAAACAACGTTCACCAGATTGGAAAACGTGATGGACTGCAAATTGGTTCCTGCCGCACTGTAGAACTGAAATAAATCAGAGTTCGTATAATTTGGATAACCTTGAGGCAATAAAGTAAAGCTTTGCGGGTTTGCTAAAATAGCCGAAACCGCGGTGTAATAAAGCAGTGTTCCACCACGCGACAACATAACAAAATCTCCGGCTGTATATGATCCCGAACCGACACCGACAATAAAAGTCGGTGAAGGGGTTGCGCCGTTCACAAGGTTGTTTAAGTCGCTCGCATGAACGATTTGACCGTCAACAAAATTTTCCCCGCTGTTAAAAAATGTTCCCGCCGTGCTGGAATGAACCAGCAGAAAAAACACCAACAAACAACTAAACGCCTTGGGATTTCCTTTTGACCACGTTTTTTTAATGAAGTCGGTGGACATGCCAAATAGCTTGCTGATGTCCCGGGCGCCAATTGGGTGTTTCTGCTTCCTTTCGCCGCGCTCAATTTCCCTCAATGCCCTTGGCACCTTCGCGTAAACAGAATCAGGATTGACCGATGGTTCACCGCAACGCACGCCAGGCGCACGTCCACTCAAAATGATTTCTTTTAAACCGTTCATGATTTTAAAGGTTCACCCAACTTAACCAAAGGAGACCAGGCAATGTGTCCAGGATCGACCTGATAACTTGGCGCATTCAACAACACAATTCCAGCCGCCTTAACGCAATCCAAGTCGTACTGACTGCAAATCAAGTGCGCGTGCGGGCTGCCGTCGTCAACCGCTTGGCCCAGTAATCCACGAAAGACGGGATTAAACCGGAAAAGATTTGCGATTGAATACGGCTCAAGTGCCGCCTCACGTTTAGCGCATTCAGCCAAGATCAAATCGGATTGTTCCTGAGTCAGTCCAACAATGTCAAAAACGTCAATGCCCGCCAGTTCAGAACTGGCAAGCACCCGTCTGCGGACGTGAGGCGCGTAAGCCTCGGAAATCTCATTCTTAGACCGATCCGTTACGATTGCCGCATGCGTGTACTCGGTATCCGTTTCCTCGGTGATTAACCAAGACAACGGGTCGACGGCGTGCTTTCGGAATAAAACAATTTGAATGAGTGACATAAAACTCAATAGGTGAACCCAGTTTCAGCGTAAAACGTTGGGTTGGTATTCTGTTTGCCTTTAAAATAAAAAGGCAACGAAGCGCCAATGCGGAAGAACGTATTTGGCGTAGGTTTCTTGGACAAAAACAGAGTCGGCTCAACAACCTCAGTATTTCTGTTCCAGTCGTACCCGGCTCTAATATCGGCGTCAACCTTCAGATCAAGATGTTCAATTAGCGCATAGCCACCCTGAACAACTGCGCCATTTATCGGCGAACCAACGCCGGAAAATTGAAGACCTGCACCGATGTTGAACCGTTCAAAATCATATTGTCCGTCCAGGGTGGAAGCTGCGTTTACTCCGGTAACCTGCTTGTAGCCGGTGGCAATTTCCAAGCTGTTACTTACCCAGGAATAGTTTGTATTGAATGACGTGAAATAACTTTCAGCCGTTCCAATAAACGTTTGGTTTGTTTGCGCCCGGGCCGTAAAGCATAGGGCGGTGAGTGCGATCAGTGCGAATATTTTTTTCATAATTTACTTTGTTTCTTTGGTTGTTGGTTGTTCATTTGGTGACGACTGCAAAGCGTGATAAACGTTTGTTGCCGCTACGCCGATACCGATACCGATTGACGCATATTTATTTGCCCCGCTCGCCGCTGCCGCGAAGGCTGCCGCTGAGCCGGTGCCGATCACCAGGCTAGCCAAAATTATCCAAGACTTAACTTGAGGGGAAAAATTCATAATCAATTGTCCTTCTCAACAATACGCGTTGGCTCGGGCGTCACATTTTTGGTATGCTCCTTTTGCCATTCGTCCATGGCCGACATGTGAATCTCAAGCTGGGTAACTTTTTCCGTCAGCTTGTCAATCTTGTCCGGGCTTTCCCATTGATGGACTTGGCTAATGATTACAAACCCAACCACGGGGGCCAATAATGCCAATGTTTGGAGTTTGGTTGGATTAAATCCTTTGGTCGAATTTGGCATAATCAAGGTAATGTTATGATGTTTGTTATTGTCGGAATCGTTGGATGCAACCCGGACGGCGGAAGGAGTGGCGCATAATTCGTCACGGTCTCAACGAAACTATTTGTATCAAACAATATAGGGGCAGCATAAGCCGACTGCGTTCCATTCGTTCCATTGGCTGTCGCTGTAATGTAGGCTGGATTTGATGGCAATTGGCTTGCCGAAAAATTGATATTGCTTTGACTTGAAGAACACTGACCAAGCCAAATCCAGTTATTTTTCAACAGCGTAGTCGGTGACTGACCCCATGCGTTGTAGTTCTGTATTTGAGGTTGTGGTGATATTGACGGAGTAAAGGATAGCGTTACCGTCTGTCCCATCACCCCCGTCACGCTCATCCCCAGCAAAATAAACAGTAGCAGACAGAGTAAAATCCACGCTACCACCTTCAGGCTGGAAGTTTCGTAATGATTAAATTGCTCGTTTTTCATGGCCCAATTTTTACGACGGGATTTGTTACCGTGGCGCTCACCACGAACAGCCAATTATTGCTGGGAACATATTTAAAATACGTCGCCGGTGGCGGTGCAAAATTGGCGGCTACATAGTTTGTGACTTGGTTGTACAAACCATTCGTATCAATCGTCAAACTCGTATTCGCCGCGTGCATGTTCCCGCTGGTATCCGCAATGGCTGACGGTGTATTCGTATTGCACGCCCACCAGAACGAGCCGCTAGGTGAAATAATATATTGATTCGTCTTGTTCTGATTCGGGTAGTACGTCCCATCCCCCAGCATGATTGGATTATGTGTGCCCGCCCCGCTGTAGAGTCCACCATTGCCGCCCGGATAGGCGAAAATGAAGGACGTTGAGGAAACGTTCGTAGCTGACACCGTGCCCGAAAACACAGCGGTCGGGGCAGCAAACACGGTCATGGCCAAGAGAGTTGCCATCAAAGTTAAGAGTATTTTATTCATAATTTTAAAACGTTGGATAAGCAGCCAGCGAAATATTTGACGGCGCATAAACAGTCATTCCGTTACTGGTTGAGAGGGTGGCCATTTGGGCAATAATATTACTACGTACAAGAGGGTCAGCATACCACGGCGAAAGCTTCTGACCTCCACCCCCAGCAAAATTGTGCCCCACCAGAACTGCGTTTGTTCCTACCACCATGATCCAAGGACAGCCAGAATCACCGCCGGTGAGGTTGTGGAACATTCCAATTGGCAACCAATATGAGCTTGAGCTAACAACCAGGCTCACCGAGTTGTCTGTAAGATAGCTTTCATTATAGGCAAAATATTGAACGACATTAGGTGTCAGAAATTGCCCTTGATCTCCGGTTACAATTGGAAAGAACGTGCTGTTCGTAATGCTGGGAAAGTAGTTTCCTACATTGGTTGCCAGCATCGGCAAAGGAATCACCGTTGCGGGTAGTGGTGAATTAAGCAAACACACCTCGATGTCGGCCCCCGGATTAAAATTCGTGCTGATCGCGTAAACCGTCCGCTGCACAAGATTGCCATCAGTCCCGAGCCAGACCAATGTCTGGCCCACAGAATACGGCGCATGCTGACAAACCAGCACATGAAGTGGCGATATTGCGCAACCGCATTCTTGCCCAGTCAATGAGGAATTACCCACCAACCCTTCACCCACGATCCACGCTGAGAGCTGGTACAAATTATTCAGCCAGAATGCCGGATTAGCGGTAAAGTTCGTTGTGGTATAGTTTGCTACTGACAATCTAGAACAATTGACGGAAACATTCGTGGCCGCTTGCAGATTCGTTACCGAATTGAAAGCCAAACTTGTTGGCGCAAAGGTTGCAAAGCTGGGAGAATAGCTTCCCGGCACCGTCACCGCGCTCTGATAACCCCAACCCAACCCTGTGTCCACCGTATAATTTCCAGTATTCGTAATGATTGGATTCTGATTCCCGTTAACATCATAATAGTTATAACCGACGATAGACATTGAATGCCCACTCCCGAGCACAACATCGCGATTCGTAGTCGATCCTGAGGTCGGCACTGAGTTTGAAATCAGCGTCAACGTAATATTCGTCAGCCCGGCAAAAATTTGTATACTGTTCACAATCACTGCAAAGGCCCTCCATTAAACGAACTCGGGGCAATGACATTCGTGTCCGTGTACAAAGTGCCCGTTAACGTAATTCCGGCTTGAAATGCAGGGTCGAGGTTGTTGCAAAGCATGCGGTCGAAATGCAGTGTAATCCCCGAATCATTACCAAAAATGCTTGCCGTATTTGAAGTGACCATTGTAGGAGCCTGTAAAATTGAGCCAGAAGCAAAATTGGCAGCATTGGTAAAAGTCATGGATTTGTTCGCGTAAATCTCAAACCCAGGGTAACCGCCCCCGCCAAAATGGGGATTTTGAATATAACAATTGTCGCAAAAAATAATATAATCAGACACCAATAATGAAGCCCCGTTTCCGCCTTCACCAATCGAATTTGCCGTCTGACAATGTACCGTTGCGAATGAACCATTTGCTTGTGCATCACCAGCATAACCATTGAAAGTTGCACAAGTGATGGACACGTTAAATGGAGCGACACCACCTTGCAATGTAATGTTCCCCGTCCCGCTAATTGTATTTGTTCCGTTGTTGGCGTAGACAGTTACATTCGCCCCGCTCGCCAGAAACCATCCATAAACCAGATTTGTCACCGAGTCCGAATAGGTTCCCGGGTTCACCGCAATCGTCCAACCCACCGGCGTGTTCCCATTCGTCTGCGCGTGATTAATCGTCGCCCAGGGAAAGTTAATCGACCCGTTGTTAGCATCACTACCGTGCAATGCGTCCACATACTTGACGTTGACATTAGCCCAGTTGGTTCCAGTTGCAAAAAAAGCTGCATTTATATTTGTTATATTCGCCCCATTCCCTGTAATCACACCATTAACTAAAACATTTCCAATCGTACCAAACGACCCCTGACCAGACCCGAACTGAGCACGCGCTGTCACGCACATTAAAAATGTGACGATGAATAAGCCGATGATATTTTTCATGTTAACCTTTTACAACAATCCAAATCGGGCCAGACGATCCGGCAGCGGTATACGTGAGCGCCGTACTTGACCATGCACAGAAAATGCCGTCCATGTCGACACTGCGGCCTAATGTGCCACCGAGGCCAGGTTGAACCGGGAATGAAAACTTGGGAACTGTTGCGCCAGCCGGTGCTACCGCAATTGGAGCGGTAAACGAAGGTGCGGGAGCCGTTCCATTTCCAGCGACCGTCAACCAAGTGCCCTCCCAAGGAACTTGCGCAGCGTTCGTATAAAGCGGCGTGGCCCCAGACAAGATTTTCCAATAAAGATTAGTCGTGTCCCAAACCAAACTGTAGTTCGTGTCTGCCGACTGCCATTGCTGCCGTCCACCTGAAAGCGTTGATTGCAAATTAAATGCCTGATTAACGCCCGCCGTGCCTGCGCCACTGGCTGTGATCTGCGTATTCTGAATTTCAAACACCTGCATGTACAGCGTACCGTTGGTGTTGTTCAGGCAAAGAACATCCAAAAGCTTTTCAGGACGAACGATTGGGCCTGCGTTCTCAGTGCCGAACCGGCTCGCAACCGATGCGGCTGTCCCGATTGTGTGTGTCGCATGGTTCATGGGTTACATCCTCCCTTGCTGAGCCGCCATTGTCTTGAGCTGCTCAAATTCGTCGTCTTGCTCCGGCGTGTCATTCGTGAATGCCGCCTCTTTGCTGACCGGTTTGCCATTCACGGTTTCAATCGTTACCACCGCATTTTCGCCCTGAACACTCGCAACTTTGCCTTCCACATGAAACGACACCATGTCGCCTTCACCGGGATTGTTCATCATTTCATCTTCGCCCGGCGTAGCCAAAGCAGTCACGGGCACGGTAATACTAGCCCCCACTTGCGACTTCATGTCCGGCTTAGCGGCCATTGGCGGCATGGCAGAACCTTCACTCATCGTTTCATCAGTAGGCATGTTGTCATTCATAAAATCGTAAAAGAAAGCTGGCGGCGGGATAGACCACCGCCAGCAAGGTTATCATTGGAACGAGGATTGAACACGGAGCGCACAGACATGCGGCACATCCGTAGGATCGCTCGTAATTTTCAGGATGGAGCCATAGTAGGCTTTCCACGATCCAATCACGTATTGATTGTAGGGATCAGTTTTATCCGGTTGATCAAGCACCACAATCTTTGGAGCAGCCGGAGAAGTGCCGGCCCGTTTGTCGCTGATTGTGATGGTGCCATACGGATCGTCACCAACGTACATGCAAGTATAGATGTTGCCCGCACTGTTGTACGTGCCGTAACCGCCTGCTGCTTCCTGCCAGGGGTTGGTGGTTTCAATGAACGCGCCGCCGTCCAGTTCAAACTCTTCCCATTTGTACAGTTTAGCGTTGTCGCGCTGTGTCATAGCCGCAACCAAAGTGCCGTCTTGGCGAATATCGAACATGACTTGTGGGGCCACACAAACCGGGAACACCATACCGTCCTTAGGCTTAACGTCATTCGCCTTAAGCTGCGTTAAAGCGCGAAGATGTTCCAGCCGGGTAAACTTGCCATTGGCGCGGGTTAAACCGGCCAAAGTTCCAAAGTCCGTTGGGCTAACACCAGTGTTAACCACGCCCGCAAACCGTTCAAAATAGTTTGCCGAGGTGATACCGTAGGTGTTGTTTGAATTGTACAACGTGGTTTGAGCTGCGCCTAAGCCAAGAGCTTTGGCCAACGCTCCCGTTGTGGCATTACCCATGATGGAGTTCAAGATGATCGTGTCGTAATCCAACGCGGCATCTTGTCCGATGGTTTTCATGTAGATACGCAAGGTATCCAGCACATCCGTTGCTTCCGCAATGTCGGAGATTTGGAAGTCGTCACCCCGTTGATTCAGATAACAATCGAGTGACCCGACTGATACTTGATCTTTACGCAGGTTAAGAGAGCCTTCCGTGAGGTTTTGAGGACCAACCGTAGCTGTGGCACGTTGGGCTTTTCGGGCGCGGAAAAACCGCACTGAAAGCGTGCCTTTGGCCGGGGCCGTCTTTTTCTCTGAAAATTGCTCCATACGGAGCTGAAATTCAAGAGTCTGGAGCATTTCACGCTCCAAGTATGCGACTCGCCGTTGAGCGAAATCGGCTGGTGAAGTAGTTGTTGCTTGTCCTGTAGCCATTTGTCGTGATGACAAAGGCTCAAATTACTATCTGCGCTGACTCGCTTCTTGTCGCAAGGCGTCGAATTGTTCTTCGGAACTCATTTGATCCCAACCTTTAGGGGATTTGGGCCGTTGAACACCGCCACCGCCGCGTGGTGAAGGATTGGTGAGCGCATCCAGTTCTTTGACCTTTGTGCGTAACTCGCCTAATTCCTTTTCAAGATTTGGAACACGATCAGCCGCCAATTTTAACGCGGCCCGTTCTGCGCAGTAATAGATAAAACCCGGCAGTTTTGCAACCGCAGGTTCTTTTTCAGACATTTGCTTGAAATAATTAGCCGCCTCTTGTTGTAGGGGAGAATTTTTCTTGCCAAACTCGGGGAAGTCAATCGCAGCTTTGTCAATCCATTGACGTTGATACGCCTGAAATTGTTCCTGCTGCTTCTGTGCATCCAACGGAGGATTTTTGCGGGCTTCTTCTGCTGCCGACTTGGCTGATTGAGCTTTATCTTTAGCCAGAATTATTTCCGCTTTAAGCTGTTCAACCTTATCAAAGTCCCCCGCTGCCTCTGCTTTTACCATTTCCGCTTCTTTAAGCGTAACCAGGCTCTGCAATTGGCTGGCGTACGCTTCAAACCGTTCTGGAGTTGGCTGGGCAGCTTGCTGCTCCGCTCGGAACGTCTGAACATCAGCGTCGAATTTGGCGCGAGCCTGGGCAAACTTGGTTTCGGTTTCTTTGGAAACAGTCGCAAGGCGGGTTTCTTCCTCCTTGATCTTGTCCCAACGAATCAACCGCTTGCCTTCGTCGTGCGCGTACTTCGATTTGCTGTGTTTTAACCATTGGCTGAACTTCTTTTCTTCCTCCGGCGTGAGTTTTGGCGCAGGTTCGTTTACAGTTTTAACCGGTTCGGTATTCTGCTTGGTGAACTTGCCGTCCTCACTCCGTTTGGCATCCGTTTTGTCTGTGGTTTTATCATTAACTGGAGCGTTTTCGTCTTGTGAAGAATCAGGTTTTGCCGCTTCCGTCATGTCAGCATCCTCAGCACGGTCTGAGTTGTGCAACGTGTCATCCGTTTTGGATTCGCTCGTGACTTCCCCCAACTCTTTGGCCTGTTCGGCTTCAAGTTGGGCTAAACGTTCAGAGGCGGCCTCCAATTCAGATTGATTTGCTGGTGTCAGGGGAGTGGCCATATTCTTAACTGTAGCTCATTTGAGTATCGACATCCTGCTCTTGAGCATGGGCAGGCTCGTCATTTGAGTCTTGAACGGGGGACTCTCCCGAAATTTTTGCCAGGTTCTCAAACCAGTTAATGGCGAAACCAAAGCCAGAAGCCACCTTTACATCGTGCAATCCATCGCAGGCCTCAATACACAAGGACGCCTGACGGGCACGGGCACGGGTTAACAGTGCTTGGCCGGTGGGGTTTAACAGAAAGGTTCGTAGATGATCCGCATTCTCTTTTGTCCATTGTGGAGCGGTGGGGACAGCAAGCAAAGGAGAACTATGAAAACTCTCTTTCTTGTGTCCCCACCAGTTTGGGAGAAATGATTTCATGTAACGATAAAGTTTTACACTTCGACAGTTGTTTTGTCAACTACATTTGCAGCGCCAGCCCGACGGTAGAAAAATCCTTCGGTAAACTTGTGAAAATCTTCGACTGGCTTCCAAACCGTTTCCATGCCCATGAACTCAAGGGGGTTGTTTTTCGCCAAGGCTTGCTCAACTTCTTCCCGGTTCATGTATTTTGGCGCTGGCATCTTCAAAACCGGTGGTTTTTCAACTTGCTTGGGCGGTTCAACTGGCAGGATTTTCTTCTTGCCCTCAGTTGTTTCGATAGGTAATCGCTTGGCGCGAAGGTCTTTCTGACTGAACTCAACCGGAATTGTGTACGGTGTCACAAAACGGTCATTTTCCCAATGAACATAAATTTCATGCGTTTCCAAGTTCAGCTCCACTTTGTTAACGTGGCTTTTTGAAGGTAGCGACTGGATTAATTCCTCAATTCCAGTCGGCAGTTTGGTGATGAATAGGCTCATAAAATCATTCTAACACAATTGCGGGTTCAGGAACAGGTTTATCAGTAAAGTTTATTCCTTCTTCTTGTTCGGAATTTATTTCTTTAATCACAGACGAAAGGTCTTCAACGCTCGCGATCACGCCATCGGGCAGCATGTCGGCCAGTTCATTCAGCTTCAACGCTACTTCTTCCAGCGTGTCGCCGGTCGCCACCAGCCAGCCAATCTCATCCTCAATGATGCCAGGCTCTGGCGGAAACCACGGCTGCCCATTACACCAACAACAACCTGATATTTGTAAATGTTCCTTTATCTCTGACACCATCTCCATTGTATTCCAGCTATTCACTTCGCCATGTATCTTGGTCATGACCTCGCCGGTGAATTTGCAATTGTATTCCGGTTCTACCAATTGACCCTGTGCGCCGTAAAAAATGATGTCATCCAGATTGTCCAGGGCCAGCAGTTGCGATCCAGTTGAGGGCAATCCGCCGCGACAAGTGGGGTCGATAAAATAGTCAGCATCTTCTGCCACCCTGACTTCCATACTCCACTGACAACGATATTTCGCCTCCATTAATTTTTCGCTAAACGCTTCCATGATCGGCAGCAATTCTTGCGGCATATCCTCTTTTCTTGTCACCGCTGATAGATACGCCTCATCCTTAGCCTCTATCCCGTGCAACATGGTTGAAGGGAATTGACCGTCTATACAGAAAGTGTCTGCGCCAATCTCAAGCTTGGTGTCAATCTTCGGAAAGCATAAAAATGTTATCACATTCTGCAACCCACCAAACCGAACCGCCCATTGATCCAGCAAGCCTGAGTCTGAATCCATGTTCCGAAAATGCTTGGTTTCAAATGACCCGCGCCATTTACTCATTTTTATCCAAATATCCTGTTTGTCTTTTAGAAAAACCCGAAGATTAACCAACCCTTTGATTGGAAAACATTCCGGCACTGACAATCCCAGCTCTTCCAATGTTTGCAAAAAGTATTGTCTGTCTATCTCCAGCTTCATTCCATCCGCCGATCCCCACACATTTTTGCCAATATCCCGCAAATGTTTTTGCAAACCGTAGTGGTAAATGTCTGGAAAAACAAAGCAATCCACTTCATTAAGCACGTCAAACAAATCAGGCACGCATTCAATGTCCGGGAAACCGTCCCCCTGTACACCTTCTTCAGCACGCGGATAAGCCTTTTGCCAGTCCAGTTTGTGGTACAGCACGCGATGTCCGTACTTGGCCAGAGTGAGGGCAATCGGCAGAAATATTCCGTGGTCAGCAACTAGGTATGTGCGGGTTTTAGTCACGGCAATTCATTGATATGTGACTCGTACAACATCCAGTCAACGCCAAACTCAGCCGCTATCAACCGTTCGATGCTCGTCGCAAAGAAATGTTCGTTGCGGTAAGGTGCATCTGGGCTGTCCCCAGGTTCCGAATCGTCACCGTCTGGCCGGGTTTTCTCATAAGCCATATCAAACACATCCACCTGCTCCGTCGTTATGCCACGATCCTCGCAAAGCGATTGTTCAATAAATTCGTGAATGGCGACCAGCAAAGCTTCTTTGGTTGGCAATTCTTCGCTCACTTTAATCATGAGTGTTTCGCCTTCTTTGTACCAGTCACCAACCGTTGGATAACGCTGGCTGGCGTGCGGGATGGTTTCGATGATAATTTTCACAACTTTTTGACTTTCTTAAATCTGGCATTCCTTTTCAATCTTTGTTTCTCATCGTGCAACTGTTTGTTCTGCCTGAATTTAATCAGAGCCAGCGCGGCGAGTTTGCTAGCGTCGCTCACCTGGGTTTTTTTTGAAAATGGTGAAGCGTCCATTAAATCATCCTCATCGCTCCCATCGGTTGCGGTTGTGGCGGCGCTGCCATCTGACGTGGCATTCGTCCGCCGATATACCGCTTGGCCATTGGGGGCGTGCCGGGTGGAATCATTGGTTTCTGTTGGCCTTGCGCTTCCATTTGTCGGATAATCATTTCAAGTTGTTGATACCCTTTCGGGTTCATCTTCTTCAACATCATCATGTGCTGCTGCAACCGTTGGAACAAACGTTGTTTCTCCGCTGTCGTCTGCGGCGTTCCCATCTTGTTCGCCGCATCCATCCATTGCAAGATTGTTTTCGCCCGCGTCAAGTGATCTTGACCAGGCAAAACCGGGATCGGAAAGCTTGGCCGATTCGGGCCGGGACACATGTCATTAATGATGGTGTTCTCATCCAAAGCCTCCGTAGCGGCCTTCTCATTGGTCGGCACCACGAGTTTCTTGACCAAACGCGGATCGTCCGAAGCAATTAAATCGGTCACCAAAGCATCCTGATCTATGTTCGGTTTTCCCCCCAACAACTCAAACCTCTGAACTGCCAGCTGTACTCGTTGCGCTTTGTCCCAGTTCGCCGTCCCCCCTCCCGCCGTAATCTGATACGCCTCGTGCAAGGCTTGCTGTGGCATTTCGTTAAGTTCACCGTCAATAAAGTACATCATGTCCTTACGTTTATACTGCAACATCAGCCCCCAGACGTGGCGGTATAACCGGCTCAAATCGTCGTTTTGCACGAAATTATCCAAAGTCTGCCCAATCTGAGCGATGGAACTCGCTACCCCAACCTCTTTGGCTGTTCGCTTTTCGTGGCCGCGTTGATTCGGTTTTTCAATCCCTAAATCAGGTGACTGCGCCGACAACTCAGCTTCACCGCGAGCGAACGCTATTTCTTGATCGAACGCGATTGGCGGGTTTTGCAGTGGCACAGGCGCAATTCCAGGTGGCAGAACTTCACCGGGTGCCAACCGATAGTTTGCCGGGTTCTGCACCCCCACTTCGGACGTATATTGCGGCGTTGTAAAGAAGGTCATCGCGTCTGCTTTCGCGTTCCATACCTTGCACCCGTAGATTTCCTTGTCCGCAATCATCTCAGCCACTCCCCGCGACGAGTACCAGCCTTCATCCTTTAATTCCGCATTAAATTCAAACAAAGGAGCTGAAACCCGACCCATTACCTTGTAAGGAACGCCGTACGGCTTGCGGATTTCGATGTCTAACGCCGACGGGCAGTATGGGTAAACCATAATTCCGCCCATGGTTCTCACGTAATGTTCCCAAATTATAACGGTGTCCGAGCTGTACGAGTGTGTGTAACCTTCGCGCAGCTCTTTATCCTCTTGGATCAATTCAAAATTGCGCCCCCGCTGCGTTGCTATCCGCCGTGCTGCATCTTTTCCGCCACGACATTTGTCCAAAACCTTCTTGTTAATGTCTCCGTCATCGTCCCGGTAGTCCTGACAGTAACGCGGATCGTTACAGAACTGTTTGACGTTCATCTGCCGCACATGAACCCACTCATACGAATCCTCAAACCCGTTCACGTCGTCCGGCATCAGGATGTACAACGGGTCTACGTTCTCGCAAACGATCCGGTAATCGTCGTACGGGTCTACGTAAACCTTCATAACACCTTTTCCGCGCAACCATTTGGCGTCAACCACAGAAATCATTTGGCGTAGAAAATTCGTGCGGTTTTTTATCTCGTAATCAAAGAAGTTTGCAGCTGCTTCCGTGTCCTCCGGTTGCTGTTGCTTCATCGCCAGGAACGTTGAGAGTCTTGGGATGCCCAAGATCGTTGCCATGGTGAACGCTTTCTTCTGGTTTACCTTCTCGTCAATGAGCTTAAGATGCAGGTCAGCCGCGTTAGGGAATGGCTTCCGGGAACGGCGCAAGCCCTCGTGTCTCATTATGTAGTATTTGCGTTGGCGTTCCTCGTAAACCTGCCGGTTATTCAGGATTTGAAACCCTGACATGAAATATTCTTCGTAGCGTACGCTCATAAGCAACTCTCGGCTGGTAACGTGAAGTGTTGGTGTTGTTCGTCCCTCGCACGCTCAAGCCACCCTCGTTCGTCGGGCTCGCGATAGGCAAGGTTAAAGCTCTGCGTGCTGCGTACCTTCGTCATCGCCCCAAAGATCGCGTCAGCCTCATGCGGAGACTCGAAACCGCGCTTGCAATACTCGTCCTTAGGCTCAACTTGGAGCTTTCCGCTCGTCCCAACCCGCTGCAACCGGCTCAAGCATTGGGCGCGAAAGTTGTCGTTGTCGGGGATGATGTGGTCACAAGCTTTAATCTTCGCGATACCGGCTAAGTAAGCCTCACTGATTCGGTTTGCGTACTCAGGATCATCTGTCTCCTTGGTCTGCCCGAAGAACCGGTTAATAGACCAGCCAGACGCTTGCAGGGCATCACCGACTAGCTTGCCGTAGTTGCCTGAACCATCAATCGTGATCTCCCCGGGTATTAATCCAATCTCCTGCTTGAGAGACACGGCCATTCGGATGATCTGACCAACGATCTGGTCAATCTCATTCACCCCCGAGA